GATGCGGCGTGCGCAATGTTCCGTTCGTAATTATCGGAGTTAGGGTTTACGAACTTGATCTGCTGGCCCGTTGGTGCACCCGGGCGCGGCTGGTTGATCGTAAGATGTCGAAGGTGAACCGGTAATACTATCGGTGCAGCTAACATATAAAAACGCCCCCACGGGCATACACTTGCCTCGTTGAAATTGAGGCAAGCATAGTCCTGCAGGCGCGTTATTGCAAGCGCTTATTTACGACGAAGTTTTTAGACACCGCGTGCCTAATTCCTTCAATCGTTAGTCGTGATTCCTAGTTGTTCAAGTTCTTTGTCCAGTTCTGATTCTTTCTTGTCGTACAACGCAGGGTTATACGAAGGGTCACCATCAAACTGATCAAGCAACATTCTATTGCCCGCTTTCGTACGGTATGGTTTCCCGTTTGGTTTCAACAAGTATTTATCATCGTCACTCATACCATCATGATCACACAGTCAAGAATATAAGTCAAACAGGTTGTTAATCAACACGTTGCACAAGATATGTTTCCCATAAATCACCGAACATGTGCGCTTCGGCAGCGGGAATCCGCTGCTCTAGCCTCGAAAGCTGCGCTTCGATGTCGTCAGGAAACGGCCACGTATTGACCAGCGTAACCGCTTGTTGAAACGGTTCACTGAACTCATCAAATTTAACGTTGTTCTTTGCCATCAGTCGTCAATCGTCTTGTATACCTTGTTGCGGTAAACCTTCTGCCTTGCCTTGATCGCTTTTTCAACCAAGTCATCGAAATACTCTGCCAGTTGTTCACTGTACTCTGCAAGCGCTTTTCTATTCCAGTACCACATCGCAAAGTGCTCGGCATGAAATTCAAAAGCATTAGTAGTACTGTACTTCGTGATAGCAATGTCTGCAAGGTACGATGGCGGCGTGGGCGATCCCGCCCAGAAATGAACTTGATGCCCCAACTCGTGCACAATCGTACTTATGTTCTGCGCCGCTTCTGATCCACCTTGCACGCGTACCGTATCTGTAATCGTCCACGGCATGTTATTAGCGTTCTGACGCGCAAAGATCGTATCTTCTACACCCTTCGTCATCTCGGCTGCTTTGAATTTCTTGAATGATGTCGTCGGCTTTATCTTTACAACTACATGTTCAAAACTTACCGACGTGAACCCATTTGTATTTTTAGCACCCGTAGTCGTGAATGTGCCAAGCGAACTCCAATGACTCGCTTCGTCAAGATTAAGAAAATCAAAAATGCTCTTCGCAAGCAATCGCGCTGTTTTGCCGCGCGTCATCTGACGACTTGTTATGCCCAGTATCTTTTGAGGCTTCGATACATTGAACTCCATCAACTTTCTGCGCTGTTCTTCAGGCGCACTGTTTAGCGCCTTCATCACATCTTCACCGGTAAACTTCTCCGACGTAGAAAATACGGGCATACCTATTTTGCCCTTGCTCTGCGCGGCGGCAGCACGCTGCTTCTCTAGCGCCGCTTTCGCTTTCGCCTGCGCTTCACGTTCTGCCAAATATGCTTTGCGCGCTTCCTGCGCTTTGTGGCTAATATCGAAACGCTCATTAGACGGCAACGCAGTAATAAACTGACGCGTCTTTGTGGGCACTAATCCATCTTTTGCATACGAAGAAATGTACGTTTCAATGTGGAATGCTTTTTCAGCCTTTGCCGCTACCTCGTACGCCTCTTTTAATACGTTTGCATAGTGTGGCTTTCCGGGAATCACGTCCAATATATCGCGCAGTGCATCCGCAAGAAACGGTGAATTATTCTTCAACGCATCATCAATCGTCTGCTTCGCTATGCGGTTCAATTCGTCTTCAATCGCTCTGCGCCGCGCTTCTTCTTCCGCTGCTTTCTTCTCTGCAGCAAGCCGTCGCGCTTCTGCACGCGCACGCTGCGCTTCTGCTGCAGCCGCTTCTTCGGCTTTGCGTCGCGCTTCTTCTTCAGCCTTTTTACGTGCAACATTCGATTTACTCACAGCATCAACATCAATGCCTATAGCATCATCGATCTCTTTACGTATTATCTTCCTTTCTGCAGGCGCTAGTGTATTAAATGTCGAAGTAACTTGACGTGACGGCTTCTTGCCTGAAATAACAGACGCCTTGTACTCTTCAATATCACGCGCACGCCGCGCTGCAAGTATGTCTTGCGATATACCACCTTTACCAACAAGTCTAGGGCGCGCGCCTTGATTGTCATAAAACTCCCACTTCTTGAACAACTTTGAAAGTTCTTCAAATGTTGATTCGTTCGTTGTGTTCGATAGCACAACTTGTGGCGGCACGTACCTACCTGAGTAGTCCCCCTTAAAAGTCTTGAATCTTGATATCGCACGCTTCGCGGCTTCCTGCTGTGGTAGAAACACGTAATAGCCTTCGATGTCATAACCGGCTTTCGTGAATTGCGCAGCACGTGCAAGCGCTGTCTTACCCGTCTTCAATGTCATGTCGTGCACAATGTTCAAGTTCAAACGCTGCGCAAGCGCTGTTATGCGGTCAAATATGTGCGACGATTCTTCATGAAACAGAAATGCATTCCAACCTTCGTATCCCTGCGCGCTATTGCTCGCTTTTATCATCTGCTTGATTTCATCAGCATCAAGCACGATGAACTTTTTCTTATCAATTACTTCTAGACCACCGTCTGCCCTTGCTTTTGTCAGCGATCCTTTGCCGCTACCACCACGACCACCGAACATGACATAGCGCGGCTTTTCACCGGGTGCCGCGCGTGCACGTGTGATTGCTTCTTTCGATAGAATCTTCCTGATTATCACATCATGCACATCGCGTTCGCGCGTTTTGAACCACGTGCCATCCGGGTTCTTGAACATCTCTTCTGTCGTCTTGTACTTGCTAACGCGCCGCGCTGTCTTGTCAAGCATTTCAATAGTCTTCGCATCCTGCGCTGCAAGGATGTCATCGACCGTCATGTCAGGACGCGCGAATGTCTTGTACCACTGCGATGGCGATGTAAATGTAGTGCCCGCGACTTTCTGCGTTACCGATGATTTTTCAAGTGCTGCATCAAGCGATAACCGTGGCACACCGTGCTGCGCTATCAATGCATCGATGGATATCGGATTATGTGACTGATCAATCAGATCGCGAAACGGTAGCTGGCCGGCTTGCCACATTCTGAATTTAGTAGGACCCAAAACCTCCAACTGAAAATTAGGCGGCTGTCCGCGTAGCCATTCTTCATAATTCAGCTTGTTCGATACCGCGCCATTCATACTCGCGCGCAGTCCGTTCTTTTTCTGCGTGCTGATTGTGTCGAGTTTTTTCTTGATGGCAGGATTTTTAGTTAACTCGCTGAATGATTTAGTCAACGGTATCAATGTCGACCTGCAGTTGAAGTGCGCAGGCGGCGGCCCTAGATACGCTGTTTTAGTGGCACCAATAGGATTGCCATTCATGTCCCATGCTTCACCGTCAAGCGATATACATGTATCTGAAGTGCGCTGATCAAGCGTCGACAACCATTGCATGCCCTTTATCACATCACTGTTCTGCTGAAACGTTGCTTCACGCGCTTTGTTTGCGCTTGCCATCACTGACGAACGCACTAACGTTTGCGCTTCTCTACGCGACGCGGCCATGATGCCGTCTTTAAAGCCCGCTGCTTGGGTGCCGCGTACTCTGCGCGTCATGTCTTGAATCGATTCACCATTGATGATGCCTTGCCGCATCTGATTCATAAACCGCTGCTGAAAGTCCTTGCTTTGTTTGTCGAACCATTGCTGCATAGGCGCGCCTTCTATCATGGTATTGCCCGGCAACGTCTTCAAAACATTCAACGACAACTTTTTCAAACCCATGTCAACAGTGAACGCACGGTTCAACTGCTCTGTAATCAATTCATTCTGTGCAGCGCTTATCGATACCATCGTATCGTTAGTGATATCGGTCATCTGCTTGTATGCACGCTCTGCAGTGGGTGCAATAGAACGCGTCATCAATCCAAGTTGTTTGTCGATGCCGTATGCAGCAGAACCACTAATTGTTCCGAACTTACTAATAGTGGCTATTGTTTCCTTCTCAAGTCCCTTCAACACACCGAAAATCTTCGCGCGCGTACCAGCATCAACACGCATCAAGTCGATGTCGTGCCTCAATAATATCTTTGCAAACTGCGTAGCAAAGTTATCAGGCATTGCGCTTCTTCTTGCTAGCATGCTGCGCGTTGCGCGCTTCACGCCCTTCATTCACCGCATGCTGCATCGCACTCGCGCCGCAATATACACGACCACTGAAGCCCCATTGATAGCAGGTTCTGCTTCTGCGTGCCGGGTCTTTCACTTTACGTACTGTCATGATTCATCCTGCATCATCTTCGCAAACAGTAATAATATTTCCTCTTCTTCATCGTATGCGCGCGGCAAAACATCACGGACAAATTCGGTCATCGCGATGCCAAATAACTGCGTATCGAAACGCGCATCGTACCGATACGCATCAGAATGCTGCGTATGAACAATGTACGCAGCGTTCCCTGCAACCGATACCGCACCATTCGAAGCGTACCGGAAGTCTGCGTATTCGCGCGATACAGGCTCGAATACCGAATGCGCATCGAACTCAACTTCAATAACGTGATTCGATAAATGATCGAACTGCCGAGGCGCAGCGGTAAACACCGCTCGTGCCTCAGAATCACCGAATATGCGAGCATCGGCAGTGAACGCATAATCACGCGCATCAACAAGAACCGGCGCAACTATGTCGCCTTCTTCTGTCTCGATAACCCGTATCAGCGGGCCACGCTCGAATACGAACGTTGCATGCGCATCGACATCGATGCGTGACGCATGCGCATAATCAAGCGCTCCAGCGGGCGTATACCGGGTGTAAGCGTTCGATGTAATGTACGCGTCTTGATCGCCCGTAAAGTGCGCTATAGCGGTCTTAGAGACCGTCACAGCAGACAATACAGTTATCGATACATCACCAACCGCACGCTGCAACGACGCAAAGTTGGATTCTGCACCTACAAGTAGGAATATATCGTTGACTGAGCCGAATTGACGGTCACGAATCTGCGCACGCTCAAAATCAATGCGCGTCTGTGCGTGTAACTCGATTGGCAGGTACGAATAGAACTCGTAGAGGCGAGGATACTCTAACTTGAACCGCTCACCGACAATGCGCGAAGTGCCACCACCAAATGCAGGCGCAGTAACTTGCGGCGGCTCGATAATCGCAGCACGCTGCTGAATAACACCGTTTGTCGCAATAGTGATTGCAACACCCGACAATACACCGACTGTCGCTAACGTTAACGCACGGTTTTTAAACGTCGCCATTAGTGCGGGCCACTCGTTATGTTGTACTCGATATGCATCGCTAGATCGCGCAGCATTTCAACCATCTGCGCACGTGTAAAGCCTTCGTGCATGTAACCTGTATGAAATTTATCGGGCGCATCATCAAAGCAAATATTCAACGACATATAACCCGTTTCTTCGCCGTTTTCATCAATCTGCTCGTATACAAACATGTCTGCCATCATCACGTCCTCGTGATTGTTATGGCACTCTCCGGGTCACCTGTTATTGCTTGCGTAACACTTGCGGCTGCACGTGTGCTGGCGGTTGTTATCAGAGGCGCGCCATATTCTAATCCGAATATCTGGTGAAGTTCGCGCAAGCGTTGATCTTGCGTCGACGTCAATGCGCCACCTGCATTCGATGTCGTTTCGTTAACCACTATCATGCCATTCCATGCGCCTGATGGTATTGCGTTGCCTGCATTATCTACTAGCTTGCCTGTACCACGTGCAACGAAAGTACCCGACGTGCAGGTTGATGCAAGTACAATCTGCCCTGATAACAGATCAACTGAAATATTATTGTTCGCAGTGTTGTTCTCGAACCGGATGCCGCCGCTGTATGCCCGGAAGCCGACGTCGACGTTCTTGCCATTGACGTCTATGATTGGCGTGCTCGTGCCCGGTTGACCTGAAAAGCATTCGAGAAAGTGCGAACCTTGCGCGCCGGTCAATTGAATAGTGCCGGGATTCAGCATGCATTGATGCGCGATGCCTTGAAAGCCAGTGATGTTCTCTAGCAATGAATCGCGCACAACCACCCAGCCATTCAGCGCCGCATTGCGCAGATACAGTTCCCTGAACTGTGTATTCGTTGTTACAGCGCCGGCAGATACCTGACATTGCACCTTCAGCGGGTGATGCCCTTCGATGATCATGCCCGTTGCATCATCGGTCGCTAATATCACACCTTCGCTTTCCATGTGCACTATCGGCGCGCTTTCTGCTTGTGCAATCGTGAACGCATTCGCGAAGTTGTTAACGGGGTAGCGTTGCGTACCTAATGGGTACGCTGTTCCTGCTGCGCCTAGATCGCCATCAAAGTACACCGCATGACCAAACGCTTGACTACGCATGATCTCACCGAAACTGCCTGCCGTTACGCCATTAACCGGTTGCGCCCATACCGCACTCGCTGTCTGTGATACCTGATCCTGCACCGTCTGCGTTAACTGCGAACGCTCAAAAATAGTCGCAACTGTAGCTGCCGTTGAAGTCGGCACAACTAAATCGTCGTTCGAGTCGATTGGATACAGGTTTCCTGTTATTGTCAGCGTGTGATCAGCTTCATAAGGACGGATACGCCATCCCAAGTCTGTGCGAAGGAAGTAGTAGTCACCAGCTTCGAGACCACCGCCGAGATCATTGCCGCCAATAGTAGTAAACGGGAACTCGAACTTTTGAAACGCTTCATTCTGCCAATCTTCTTTTGCGTCACTGTACAGATCAACCTGCGTATCAATCGCGACACGACTCGAAACAGGCGCAACAATGTCCAGTTCGATTAACTTCGTATCTGTGTAGAATGTGGCTTTTACGCCCATTGCGCACTAACCTTGCTGCGTAAACGCTGGCGGATTGCATAGCCTGCGTTGACGTGGCACACCGTCTTCACATAGCTCCATTATTACTTCAAACGTGCCGCCTTCGCTCTCCCAATCAAACATATTGATTACCTTCAACGGGTCTTTAGGCGATAAATCCCATGTGAACGTAAAATCTGCAATAGAGTCACGCCCTTCTAATTGCGACTCGATCAGCTTGCGCAGTCCTAAATCAAACTCTTCTCTGCCATCACGTATTCGAAAAATACGGTATCGAAGTTGCCTTCTAAGCAACCGCAATTCGCGTTTGTTGGGCGTCTGCGCACGCATCTTTAATTCGAGAAGATGATTCGCTTCATCGTCAGTCAATGGTTCGCGTAATTCGCTCATCATGTTTCCTTCTGCCTATAATGCTCGCGTAGTATACCGCACGACCTGCAAGCATTCTGAAATTTAGCCCGCATTTCGGCGCAACGGGGCGGGGTAACCGTCGAGGATAGCGTACAGGGGTGGGTACGCTAGGCGCCTTATTTATGCTCGCTTACGGATTGCTGTAGTTACGTTCGAGAGGCGACACAAGCGAGAAGGTTAGACCCTTCGCACGTGAAATTGTGCCAGTCGTGATAACGTACTGCGCGGTGTTGAGACCAATCGCAACAATCGTGATAGGCGCATCAGTACCAGATGAAGCACCACCACGCTGCGTGTTGCCGTCATAGTCAAACGTGAACGCTTTGCTCGCGGCGGCTGCAACGTTGTACGCCATTGGATTGCCGTCTGCATCGTTTACCGTGATCGCACCTGACGTGCCAAAGTCACGACCGGTATTGTCACCTGCATCATCGTTCGTAAAGAACACGCGCACCTTCGCATTTGCATCGTTCTGCAAATTCGTGTTGTGCGTAATTGTCAACGAAGCAACGAACGGCTGCAGTCGAGACTGTCCTGTAGCATCAACGTACGTGACATTGTTAGTATCGTCTGCGTTGATGTCATCAATGAACAGGTTCGCGGTAGTACCAGTAGGCGACGCGAAGGACAGCAACAGGTTCGTTACGTCACCGCGTGAAGTACCCACACCCCAGTCAATATCACTGGTTTGACGCAACTGGTGCTGGATGAACTGGTAGATATTCGCGAGCGACGCACCGTTACCCAGTACCTTCCAGTTGAAGCCGTAAGTCACACCACTGATCGAACGCTTGAAACCATCTGCCGCTGTGGTAGAAGCACCGGTTGCAAGTTCATCGACGATGCGCGACACGTCAGCAGAAACCACCTGCAACGTTGTCGTACCCGCGGACGCTACCGTGTACGACCGATTGTTCGACAGCGTCGACGCGAAAGTAACAATCGTGCCTGCTGTTACACCGTCACCTGCCCATGAACCACTCGCACGCGTAATGTTCTGCGTAGCACTCGCAAACGTAAGGTTGCCAGTTGCCGACAGCGACAATACTTCGCGCTTGTACTCAAGGAACATGCCACCTTGATAGAACATCGCATCAACCGACGCTACGCCAAACGGGTGATCAGTAGAATCAACCTGAATGGTTGTTTCGCTGATAACACTCGCAACGTTGAACACACCGGTATAGGCACCAGCAGGCGACGATGTAATGACCATCACATCACCCGCAGCAACACCCTTCGTCACGAACTGACCACCTACAACAGACGCAACTGCAACTGCAGCAGAAGCACCGGCACTGATCGCAACAACAAGCGGACTCGCCACATTCGCCGCTTTGTTAGCGTACCGAATAGGCGTGAAGATGTCGTAGTCGAGACCCGATGCACCCGTCAACAAGCCCGCTTCGGTTGTGTCAATGATCAACGTCGAAGCATTAACAACAGACGTAATCGTATAGTAACCTGCGTCGGTCTGTGTGCCAGTAATGAACAGGGTATCTCCCACCACTACTGCAGAAGCAGTGAACGGTGCAGCAGTCGCTTCTCTAAACTGTGCAGTCGTCGACGTTGTCGCACTTGTAACACCGGCTGAAGCACTAACCGTGCTAGACGATACACGCCATGGCGTACCGCCAAGGATGTTCGCATCACTCGCAGTAATCGCTGCGTCAACGGTATGCGTCAACGGGAAGCGGTTAACAATGGTCTGAATGTTCGATACACCAATATCAGCGATTTCAGACTGTGCGTACGTGCGCGCCTTTTTACGCACGAAAATCTTCAGATAGGTTGTGTAGTCGGCAATCGATGACGACAATGTCAGAATTGCTTCGTTAACGGCACCTTGGAACGTGAAATTCGTAGGGTCGGCCTGTGCGCTTGACTGCTGATAATAGACCTGCGCATCCGCATCGAGAGTGCCGAGAGTAATGATGCCCGTATACTCTGCTTTTGTAGAAGCGGCGGCGTCCTTGTTCGCCCACCCTCCAGTACGAATCTTCTTGCGTGTGTATTCGTTCTGATAATCCCAGTTCTTGTGTGAATCTCCACCGCCAATTTCGAACTGCTCTGACGTAATAGCCTCGAATGGAAATTCATGTCGAATGAGATCATCCGCAAGCGCTGTCGCATAGGTATCTGTGCGCCACTCTTCTTTGCCGAATGAATAGAGTGCTTGCTTGGTAACGCCATCAGTGATCGAGCCTCCTGTATTAGCGTGCGTTGAGTAAACCAATGCGCTGCCGTCTGCCGTAAAGCCCGTGAAGCCGTCATCAGTTGCCACTTCAAGCGTGCTCGCGTCAACAACAGCACTCACCACGTAATGCGCTGCATCGTCACCGTTACGCAGCACAAGCATACTGCCGGCAACCACCGCAAACGTTGTCGTGAACAGGCCGTTAGCATCGTGCAGTGCCGTCTGGCCTACAGAAACCGTCGCAGTGTTGCTTGACGCAACCGTCGACGTTTTTGCACCAACAGGAAACAGCGATATACGCTGTGACTTGGTGCCAAAGATAACTTGGTCGCGATCCAAGTTATCTGGGTCAACTACAATAGTCATGACTATAGTCTCCTAGATTAAATGAATCCCGCCGGGAATCATGGGTTCAAATACACTCGATCAACTTGTTGTTGAATCGGAATGCTCTGGTTGCTGTTAGATAATGTGAGTCCTAACAGACGAATCTCTTTGTATGCTAGATGAAAAATTACAACGTAGACGCCTACGTCACTGCCGCCGTATACATAGTTGTAACTGAATGTTGTGCCGGTAGACTCTTCACCGGCAAGCATTTCATTCGTTGCGCTTGAATATACGCGCACTTCTGAATCGGCTTTAAGCCCTGTTAACGAGAACGTGTACTGCGTAGGTGGCGTGAACGTGAAACCATCATCTGCCGTCATAAACGCAACGGTGCCTAAACCGCGATTCGACACGAATACGCCGGTACTGAAATACGCTTCGGTATCGTATGTGTCGCCGGTCTTGTTCATGAGCCGTGTACTGCGCTGCCGCGCTGCACTGACCCATGCAAGTGCCGTACTTGTGTCTGCAAAATAGGCTTGCTGCTTGTCGTACGCTAGCGCAAGCGCGGCATTCTTCGCATCAATGTGGTAAGTGAATACATGATCTGTGCCCGCTACGTTATCGCCGCGCGCTACACCTGCTTGGCTCCATGTGACTACTGTCGACGCAGGCGATCCGGTAGTCGATGACGTATTGACAAGAAACCACTCTTGCGTGCGTCCATCACCTGCTATGTGCACTTCTCTGATTGTACCTGCGTAACCACCCGTCGCAGATACGACAGCACTAACAAGTGCGGTAGCAGTAACCGATACCTGCACGTACCATACACCACTATTAAGCACGGTTTCGTCAATGAAGGACGCTGTTTGCAACAACGCGCTTGCTGCTGTGCTTGTGGTAACTTCGCCATCGACTGCGAGCGCCATATTCAGGTTCGTTACACCGTCGAACGTTTGCGCTCCTTCGAATGGCTCGAACGCATACTTCCATGCACGACCGACAAAGGGTCCGTACACCGTGCTCGCGGTTGAACTTGCCCAGTATCGGGACAACACGTCTTCTGTGAATGTGCCACTTGCACCTGCAATCGCAGTGTTGTGCGTTGTGCGCGCTGCAGCGCTGCCTTGTACCAGCACGAACATCGACGAAGCAATCGCAGTGCCATCGGTCTTCGCTGTTTTACCTACCAGCGTGAAAATCTCGCTCACGGTAGATTGGCCGCCTGCTTGCGTCCATAAAATCTGCGGGTTGCTCCACGTTGGGTTTATGAACTGCCACGTCGTTGAGTTGTTCGCTTCTACGTCTTGCGTGTTGTTAACAGAAATATACTTGTTGACACGAATAGTTTGGTTCGCAGCACTCGCATAAAACCCGTAGCTGTCAGACAAGATAACTGGGCCATCAAACGTGCCAAACGTAGACGCAACCACCACGTAATCATTTGCAGCACCGTTACCCTGAAACTTAAGATTCTTGCCGTATGTATTACCCTTCAAGCGTGCACCATCATACATCAGGTTCGTGAATGACACGTCGTACGCGTAGAAGAAACTATTCGACTGAAACAGTAAGCTGTGCGCGTACACCGTACCGCAATTCACGTTGTGCATCATGACCGTTGCAGACGCTTCAACACGAATGTACGCGTATCCAAGTGTTGTTACTGCGTTGTTGCTGTTCCAGTACCAACCACCCAACGACTCATCTTCAAACAACGCGCCTACTGCAAAATAGCTGCCGTTCTTGATCAGAATGTATTCGTCTTGTGAGAACGCCTGATTGTAGACGCCACCGACCATGTGGTTAGTGCCGTTGCCTACAGTGTGCGGTGATGCACCGACGTCCCATTCTGACGTCGCCTTCAATACTAACTTGAAGTCATTGCCGTAATCGGTATCGTAGTTCGCTTGATTCTTCGCAACAGACAAATCGTCACCGACAGTAGGCACGACTTCGAAAGGCGGCGTCACCTTAAGCACGTCGGTACGACCCGCACTATCGTACGCATAACGCATCTGCCCTACGCCACCACCCGAAACAATCGCGACGTGATAACCGGCGTATGCGCCTAACCCAGTTGCTTGAATAGTCGACGCGGTCGCACTCGCAACAGCAACATCAAGATTGTTAGAGGTTTGGGTTCTAGCGGCCATTTCGCGTGCGCGCCTCTACCGCTCTGCCCTGAAGTTGTGCTTTCGCTAACGCGTCTGCTTCTGACGCACGATTACCCTTCGTGTACGTATAACACTTGCCTTGCGCGCCCCACTTGTAGCCCGGCTTGTTGTCTAATTGGCAGGTCTGAACGGGCATTACTCGTATCCATTATCTGCAAGAAACTTCGTCAATAGGTCGCGCACAAATTTCACTGCTTCTGGCTCTTGCGGATGCGTAGCACGCGCCGCGTTTATCTCGATACCGATACGTCCTGACGGCGCAAGACTCGCAATTATTTCTAGGTCTTCGCCTACAAACAAAACTTCATCCGCTACGCTAGCCATCTTCTTGCGTCATCTTTTCAATAACGCGGTGCATCTCTTGCTTCTGCGAAAAGAACAGGTTCAATCGCAACCCGACCGCTATTCTGTCGCCTGCTCTGCCGATAACGTAGCCCGGCAAATCATCATCATTATCACTATGCGCTGGGAAGTTCTCGCTATACATGATTCGACCATCGGTGCCTGTCACGTAATAACCCAGCACACGTGATGGCGTTTCCGATTTCTCGAATTCCCATAGAATGTCAGGGTAAACACCTTCATCCCATAGTTCTGGATCAATCGTTTCTGCTGCGTATCCGTAACCGCTAAGTTCACCGGTCTCAACAAACAAGTGAACCGCTTGTAGCGGTTCTGTAATCGCTTTCATGAAGCGTGAGTAGCCGATGGGTGTTGTCTGGATCATTTACTTCTCCTCGATTCCGGTTGCTTTGCCTGAACTATCACGCACAAGTTCAAACGACCGACGTATAGGCGTAACACCCGCGGCATCGTTCAGTGAGCCGCCTTCGCGATTCGAATCAAGTTCGATTTGATCTTTTTCATCCTCGATTGAAGTGTCATCAGGAATGATCTCGCCTTCTTTCATGTTGTGCAGGAAGGTATCTTGTGATATCTCGCCTGCTTGCCTTGCTTTCATCAACGCTTCAATATCACGTGCGGCCAATCGTGTGCTTACGAAGTCCTTGTTCATTTTAAGTTCGATAGTTGAAGCACTCTGCACCGACAACATTGCCCACTCGCTATGCCACCGCAATACCTGCGTGACAGCGTCTTCAATAACGCCGACCGTTGCGGCAAGCGGGCCGCTTTCTGCTGCGCTGCGAATACGGTGCGTTTCTGCTGTCTCTGCTTCGCGCTTCTGCTGTTCGAGCATGCGCGCGCCGAGTACTGCCATCATTGCTTCTTTGTCTGACTTGATGTCGCGCAGTGCTTGCAAGCCTTGACCGGTGTATTCGAGATATACAGCGCGTCCTTGCGGGTTGTCGGTAACCCATGCTGTGCCGCTGCCGATTCTGTACACCTTTTTCGGGTTGAATCCTGCGAGTACCGGGGTAGGCAATGCGGTGAAGTGCGCGCCGTGCTCTAGATCAGCACTTGTGCGGTAGTGCGACAAGTTCACATCCGCCAAGTCCAACAAAGGCGGCTTAATGGGCGTCGGTTCATCGTGAGTTGCGTTGATAAACTTGAACGGGATGAAATCAAGCGTTTTACCGTTACGCAAAGGAGCGGTTGCAGGGGTGTGTACGTTGA